AACCACTAATGCTAATTCAATACCGAACTCTGGATTTGCTTTTACTATCATAAACTAACTTGTTTTATTACTTGGAAACCCTCAGCGTATTTACAATTTGCTTGTATTCCTCTGAACTTTGCTAATGTGGTTAAATTTTCCGTTACATCAAACCCAGCTTCTTCGTATTTTTTGAACTGACTTTGATGACATTCAGCTGCTTTTATCTTATCGTCAAATGATTCTGTGATATCTACATAAGTGTTTATTCTCATAGGATTATCTGTGTGTCTTGGAATGGGTATTTGCTCATAACAATATACATTTGGAACATATCTTGCAGCAGCCATTGTGGTTTTAAATGTAGAGATGTGGTCTTGATTGCTATCACCGGACCAATGTGTATAAATTGTATCTATTTGATATTGCTTTATTATTGTTTCTAATTGAGATACACTTTCAAAACTAAATGGAACGTGTAAATCTTTAAATGGTAAATAAAATATTCTATCCACCCCAAGAACATCAGCTGCACATTGTGTTTCTGATTTCAATTGTGATTCTGTCCTGATAACTTTACCTTGTGTAGCATCAACTGATTCTGTATCAGTCATACATACATAAGTTACATCATTACCCATATCTTTGTGTTTAATTAAAGTTCCACCACAACCAAATTCTATGTCATCTGGGTGTGCCCCAATTGCCATTATGTTCATATAACCTCTCCTGATTTTTCTCCGTGATTAAATAATAAATCCACTACTGATAAATATGGAATAAAATCTCCAAACAACTGATTATATTTTTTACACTCATAGCTTTGCCATTGTAGATTAATACCCAATCTATTGAAGTCTTCCTCTTTGATATATCTTTTTGAACCTGGACCTGAACCTGTCAAATATTCTGTGGCATTTGTATTATCCAATATACTGAATATCTTATCACTACCTGTTTCATATGATTCAGATAGTTCAGAACCATAAGCGATTGTTGTTCTAATATCTAATTGTACCATAAAATATCTAATCAAATCAGTTGATAGTTCAGTTAGTGATTTATGTTCACTCATAATAATATTTTCTATGTCTTGATAGTAATCATTGAAGTATGGTGCTTTTTGGTAATTACTTTTAATTAGATTACAATGGTCCGTTTGCCAAGTTGTTTCGTAATTAATTATAGTTTCGTTAAACACAACCATATCTGATTTATTCTTGATTGGAACTGATAACCACTTTGCTCCATTTGGTGTTTTGATTTGATTCCTATGACCAAAATGCTTTTTACCTCTTGGAAATTGGACATCATCAAAAATAACAAATAAATCACTTCGTTTTATTTTATCAAAGAAGCCCAACCAAGGCAAATAATTTGGTTGATGAATCGATACTATCATAGTTCTTCTATTGTTCTACAAATATAATGAACTTGTTCATCAGTCATTTCTACATACATTGGTAGTGAGAATATCTTTGTGATAAACTCCTCTGAGTTTTTGTATCCATTAGGACTTAGATAGTCTTTATAGATTTCTTGTTCGTGACATAGTGGTGAGTAAGCGTTTGCTGTTGGTATTTTGAACTCATCTAATAATCTTAGTAGAGTTTCTGTTCTATCTCTTCCATCTGTAATCTTGACAATGTATTGCCAATAGGTTTGTTTGATGTTATCATCTTTGAATGGTGTTTGTAACCAATCAACCTTTGATAGTCTTTCATTATAGATATCTGCTATCTCGTTTCTTCTCTCGATAAAACTTCTTAGGTATTTGTTTTGTGCTAATCCAAGAACTGCGTGAAACTCTGACATACGATAATTAGTTGATGGCATTGCACAAGTGTATCCATAATCTAATCCTTGATACTCTCCGTTATTTCTTGTGGTTCCGTGATTTCTCACCACTCTACATTTCTCTGCTAAAGCGTGGTCATTAGTCGTGATTAATCCACCCTCTGCTGTTGTGATTATTTTACTTGGATAAAAACTAAATACACCAGCGTCTCCAAATGACCCAGCGTATCTTCCGTCAGATTCACCTTTATTATAGAACTTTGCACCATAACTATGAGCGTCATCTGTTAGTAGAAATAAATTATTGTCTTTACAATACTTTTCAATCTCTTCCATTTCTGGTGTAATCAGACCTGACATATGAACCAATACAACTCCACCCATATCATCTGTCATATTTTCTTTGATGATATCTAATGATAAACATTGTGTTTCTGAATCAACATCTACGATTAGTGGTGTGTTGCCTGTTCTAATAATACAATTGACACTTGCAGCAAATGTCTGTGTTGGAACCATAAATCTCTTGTTCTTGATTCCACTTGCTATCAACACGGTTTCTAAACCTGTTCCACAAGATGTGGTAGCTATCGCATCTCCTACATCAAACATACGACAAGCTTCTTTCTCAAACTCTTCAACGTGTTGTCCTTGAATTAATGCTCCTGTTTGAAGTATTGTTTCAAATTTATTTAATATCCATTTGTGTGTAACTGATGGAATATAAGGTTTTGCCCTATATATTGTATCCATATTTTTTTGCTCCTTCATTGTAATACCACTTTGCGTAGTCTTTTAATCCTTCATCTAACTTGGTGTAATCCCAATTAGTTTCAAATGTGAAATCGTGTTCTGGTAAGACTGCTTTTTCATCATCTTGAACCAACATTACTTCACCCTCTCGTGAGTATTCATTTACTTTATAAATTAGGTCAATGATTTCAATATTATCTCCGACAACCTCAATCATCTCATAGGTCCTTGCTCCTGTGGTAACTAATCTGATTAACTGATTAACTACATCTTGAACAAATACAATATTAACTTTATTTTGTCCATTACCAGCGACCTCAATATGTTCTCTATTGATAATCTTATTCATATAATGACCCAATCTTGGTCTATGATTACCTTCACCCACGATATAACTCGGTCTAACTATTTTGTAGTTAAGTTTTGAATCTTGTAGTCTTCTTTCAACTTGTTTCTTATCGTGTCCATAATCTCCGTAATTTTGTGAGTATTTTTGATTAGCGGCTCCACTACTGACAAAGATATAGTTGGTGTGTTCATTTATTCTATCCTCAATCAAATCAAACTGACTCTCAAAGAACAAACACATATCAACAATACAACCATAGGAATCAAAATTTATCTTATCAATATCCTCTGGATTATTTCTATCTCCTTGTATTATATTTGCTTCACAAGTTTCCATAACATAGTCTGGACCCGTTCCACTGCGATTAAACATATCAACATTATATCCTTGGTCTAATAACTTTTCTATTAAAGCTTTACCTACGAATCTATTACCACCAAAAACTAAAACTTTTTGTCTTTGTTCAAGTTCTTGTAGTCCCATTACTTCTTCTAAATCCATTAGATTAACTCCTTGATTTCATCCTTAGTGAATTGTTCTGCTTCATTAGAATATAGTCCGTCTTCTGATATCTTCTCGTGTAGATTCTCTCCGACTTGTAGTCCAATAGTTTTTACTTTTAGTTCTTGTCCCTCTGGTAGATACTTTTCTGCCATAGCGTCAAGTAAATCTCCCATACTCATTGACTTCATACTTGGAAAGTGGAAATGACTTGTTGTAGCATTTTCCATACAATCAAATATTAAATCAACCGCTTGGTCAAGTGTCCAGAAATATCTTGTTGCTTCTGGGTCTGTTACGATAATCTCTTCACCATTTTGTAGTTTCTCTTTCCAAATACACAACACCGAACCAGTTGAATACAACACATTACCATAACGAACTATTCTGAATTTGGTCTGTGGATAATCTTGTTCAAATTGCGTAAACATTCTTTCCATAAGATACTTACTTGCACCATATGTTCCAGTAACTTGTGCTGCTTTATCTGTTGAAATTCCAATCACGAACTCTACATCATTTTTTACTGCTTCTTCCAATACATTCATACTACCAATCACATTAGACTTGATACACTCTCTACCTTGGGTTTCTGCTAAACCAACGTGTTTGAATGCTGCTAAATGAAATACTCCCGTTATACCTTGCATTAATCTTGGTATTGTGAAGTCATCACAAATATCACCTGTGTGTATTTCTAATTTACTATTTTTGTATTTAGATTTTAATTCTATCAGTTTTCCCTCGTTCCTTGACACGGTAACTACTTCACCACCTTGTTCAAGTATTCTATCAATTAATTCTCCACCTAAAAAACCAGCTCCACCGGTTATTAAGTATTTTTTTCCTTCTTGTATTTTAATCATTACTGATTCTCCTTATTAGTTCGTTTGCTGCGTCTACACAAGTATCTATTTTACCACTAAACAAACTCCAAACATTATCTCCCTCGTGATTAACCAAGGTAGGTCTAGCGTCGTCGTGGTCTCTATTTGAAAGGACTACTCTAAATGTATACATAGAGCCAATGTGTTCTAAGTCTGCGAATTCATCTCCAAAATACTTTACTCCACTTTCGATAAACTTATCTATCTTGGTGAGTTCTGGTTTGGGATTTTTTATTAATCCCTTGTTCAAGTATTCAGTATATTCACTATCCCAAAATGGTTCAGTTCCCTCGTTCCAACTATGGATTGCGTGTTTCACATTACCTAAAACGTGATACTCATTTCCATATGGGTCTAAACACATAAAAGGGCCGTCCATAACTACGACACTAATGTCCTCAAAAATCTTTGGTAGTTTCACAACTGGCTTTTCACACAACTCATATTGATATCTTTTCTTATTCTCTAATAACTGATTGATATTTGAGTATGTTGCTATCACTACCACATCATAATCTTTTTTACATTGTTCTAAATCTGTAACTTCTGTATTTGCATATACTTTTACATTAGAACCCCAAACTTTCTTCTCTAAATTCTGTCTAAGTTTATTTGGATTAAATAATTCTTCTTCTGCTACAATCGTTAAATCACAATTTGGCATAGGTTCTCTTTCTTGATATGGTAAATTCATTTCATCTAAAAACTTCTTATAATCGTCTCCACTAACTAAACTATCTTCTGAAGCTATTGAATACATATGTGTTATTCCACCATTAACCACACAATCACCATATTTTCTTTTAAATGTTTTTAATCCGTCTAAACACTCTTGAGCTGTTTCTTTACTTCGTGGATAATGATATCCTTTGTGTAATCTATATTGATTGATTGATGAAGCACCATTTAATATATTATCTGACTTTTCTTTTACATCAACTTGAAACCCGTAATTTGTTAGTGCCAAAGCACCCGACAATCCAAATGCTCCTGCTCCTACAACTAATGCTTTTGGACACACTACCTCTTTTACCTTCTCAGATAATCTAATGGCATTTAATGACATTTTTCTATTTAATTCATAGTCTCCTGCATTTGAGAATAAGAATTCGAACATAGTTTTTAGTGGGTCACCACCATAATTTACTAAATCTGTTTCATTGACAAAATGTAGTGGTTCACTTGAAAAACCATACTTGAACATAGCTGCTCTTCCGTCTTCCAATTCCACCTTGAAGTCATCACAATCTCCCTCGATAGATTTAATGTCAAAGTCTGTATCTCCAACCCACATTATAAAATGATGATATGCTAATCTATCAATAAAGTTAATATCTTTTTGTTCTGGTTTAGTCCAAACGAAATAGTTCATATCATCATAAATAGGATAGTCATCTCTCCAACTAAACACATCATCTACATATAACTTACAATTCATAGCGTCTGCAAATTCAAATAACTGAATAGCACTTTCATAACTTAATGTTAATGGTTTTTCACAAAATACATTTTTACCTGCTGCTAACCAAGTCATCACTTGTTCATAGTGTAAATCATTTGGTGTTGATATAATGACCCAATCTGCCTGTTCTGGTTCTACAAAATTTATATTAAAAAAGTCATCAGATAACGATAAGTCTTTAATAGTCTTATCAATTATTTTTCCCCACTTACCTTTTCCTATTAATCCTACTTTGACCATAAATACTCAAATGTTTTTTTCATCCAAAATGGAACTGATTTATCTTTGTCTGGTAATCCGTTGAAATGCATTACCCAACCTAATTTAGTGTGTAACATATCACCTGCCAATATTTCTTTCTTTGGCATACAACTCATATTATATCTATATGGTAATAATTTAACATCAATATCTTGTAATGTCAAGTTATAATTTAATGGTGTTTGGTCTGTTCCAATACCATAACTTTGCTGAATCATATTAATATTTTCTATGTTCTCAAAATAAAAATCTCTCATATGTTGGAAGAAATCCCTGTGATTATTATTCACAATTTGAAATCCACTATTTCCATACTTCCAATAGTCAAACCATTTTCCGTCATAAACATATTTTGAGTAGTGTTCCATACCACGAAGTATCCAATCATAACTTCCGTCGTCGTGAACTAAACAATACTTGTGTTCTGTTTTTTCAAAAAAGTTTGGTGTGTCTGGGTGAACTATCGTGTCAGCGTCAACCATTAGTGTTTGGTCTGATTCAATACCATTAGCATCATAAATGTCAAACAAAAAGTATCTTTGCCAAATGATATGCATTTCTTCCATTGGTAATACTGGTTCCTCTAACAAAAACAATTCTACGTCATTTTTCTTACACCACCTTCTCCAACTTTCAATACCTATTTCATATTCTGGTTTGAGTTGTCCGTCTTTCTTGACTGCGATAATAAATACAATGTTCTTACTCATAGTATTTACCTACCAATCCCCAAGTTTCTCTCATTAAATTTGTTCTGTCTTCAATTGGAAACCCTGTGAAATGCCACACCCAACTATATTTAATAAAAAATGGTGTTTTATCATTTCCGTCTTGCCAATTATGACTGAACATTTCTTTTTTGTGCATAGCAAACATATTCCATTGTGGTGATAATAAATTTATATCATAGTTATTCTCTTGTAATAAGAAGTTAAATAGTGTTTGTTCTCTACCACCACCTTTATTCCAAGCATCAAGTTTTTCTCTATTTTGAAAATAAAAATCTTTTAACTTTTCATATACTGATAATGATTTATTGTCAAGATACACAACTCCTGCATTAATATACTTGTCTAAGTTTATTTTGAAGTTTGGAAAAAACTCTCCTCCATAATTACTCACACTATCATTTAACCACCTCAAATTAGCATCGTCTTGAATACCATAAACTCCACTACCAATCTCCTCAAATATATTGGGAGCGTCCCAATGAACCATAGTATCACTATCCACGATAGCTATCTTTTCGTAATCTTTACCCTTTTCATAAACATCAAGTTTGTTCCAGATTGGGAAAGAATATTCTTCATTGTGTTCTTCAACAACCATAAAGTCTATTCCTCTTTTCTTACACCAAGCTTCCCAACTCTTAATACCATATTGAGCATAATCTGAGTTTTTAAACTTTGATGCGTCGTGATTGACTGCCACCATATACACTAAGTATTTACTCACCAATTACCTCTTTAATGTAATCCTCTATATTTCTTTTTGGTTTATATCCAATTAGTCTTTCAGCGATTTGAATATCACAAAGAGTTTCTTTCGCTTCACCTGGTCTCGCATCAATATATTCAGTTTTTGTGTTAAACATATCTGCTATTTGATTGATTGAATAATTGTTTCCCCTACCCAACTCTATTTCATCATAACAAGTTTCACTTTCTGATGATAAGATTAATCCGTCCACAATATCATCTATGTGAGTAAAATCTCTTCTTTGAAAACCATCTCCTGTGATTGTTAGTGGTTCTTGGTTTTGGTATTGTCTTTCAAAAATACCCACTACCGTACAATACTCACCCTCTGTTAATTGATGTGGTCCATAAACATTATAAAATCTACATATTGATACATCAACTCCAAAATGTTTTCCATACAACAAACACAAATCATCTGCTACGACTTTTGAAAAAGTGTATGGATTTTTAAATTTACCACTATGAACTGATGATGAACCTGCAAATATAACTCTCGGTTTATTTTCTAACTCTCTTACCCACTCCAAGATATTCATAGTTCCTAATATTCCCACTTCTAATGTATTGGCTGGACTTTTAAATGATGGTTGGATTCTTGCGATTGCTCCCAAATGATAAATGACATCTGGTTTTTCCATAAAATAACCAAAGTCTATTACATCTCTAATATCACACTCGTGGTAAGTACAACCCTCTTGATGATTTTCTTTTTTACCTGTTGAATAATTGTCAAGACTAACGACATTGTGTCCGTCTTTTAATAACCTTTTAATTAGATTTGTTCCTACAAATCCTGCTCCACCTGTAACCATTATGTTCATTTTAACTCCTATAAAATCGAATCGTATAATTTATTTTGATATTCTTGTTTTTGAATTTCTTTTTCGTGTTTTAAAGTCAATTCTTCGTGTGGTGGTAAATGAGAGTATGTTTTTGCTCCGTCTATTACCTCGTGAACTGACTTGACCCATTTAATGTGGTCTGCATTTTTAAATATTCTTGCTTGATAATCTGGAAAGTTTATCCACCCTTCCTCTGTTATTCTCCACTTCCAAAGATTTAAATGAAAATCTGTAATACCATTGACAATATTAATTCTTGGAACCCATACCAAATCTGTATCGTTGATTTCTAATATTTGTGGTAATTGTTTTAACAATATTTCATTTGGTATTTCATCTGCGTCAATGTGAAATATATAATCACCTGAACAATGTTCTTTTGTATAGTTTTTTAGTTTAGAGAAATCTTTTCTAAACTCAAATGTTGTTACTTTTAATTGTCTTGGTTCAAAGAAAGTGTTATATTCATATTTTTCTAACACCTTTTCAAGAGCATAAAAATCATCTTGCATTATACTTTTATCACCGACTTTTGATATATCTCGAGTGATAACCACTTCATCTTCTTCTCTAATATGTTTGGATAAATGATATAGTAGATTATCTAATTCTTTGTATTCATTATAAACTGTTATTCCATAACTAATCTTCATCTGGTAATGCCCTTTCTAATGCTTCTTTTTTGTCTTCTAATATTAATTTAACCACTCCCTTTAATGAACCACCTATCAAATCATTACTATCTTCAATTAAAAATACTCTTCTTTTTCTACACTCTCTTAAGAAATATGTTCTGAATATTGGTGTTTTGTCTAAATAACGTTGTAACGAACCATATATCCTTTTCATAGTTGCTTCCTCAGTATAGTCTGCACTTTTTTCAGAGTCTTCAAATATATCATTTATCTGTTCAAATAATTCCTTTACAACCATTGGATTTAGTGAACCCTTATCAGAATTTTCTATTTCTAATCCAATGAAAAATTCCACGATACGACCAGTAGATTGTTTTCTATAACGATATCTTGGTGCCAAAACATAAGCAGTTCTATTTGAACTTACACCTTTCATATTTTTATATCTGAACTTAACTAATTGTCCAGATTGAATTATATTCCAATTGGTGTTCTTCATAAATCTTTAACGATACCCATTTTCTTACAAGCTTCAACAAATTCGTGTTGTCCATATGTAGTTGCATTTTCTAAATCTAAAGTATGTTCGTGTCCCTCATACATTGGGTCCTTTTGTTCTTCTTCTGATAACTCACGAACCTCTGCTAATTTCCAGTTCCAATTATCTTTTTTACCCTCTGGATATATCATACCGAATTTACCCATATTCAATATAGTTGGAAACCAAAAGATTTCTCTTTCATAATCAAAGAATTTTATTTCTTTCATAAGTTCTGATGATGATGCTTCCATTTTATTCAAAGCTTCACTATCTCTTGTATAAGTTGTATTACTCATAAATCCACAATTAAAACAAATATAAGAACTAAAATTCTCTATATCTATTTTTTCTTCAAAACAATGTTTATCATTTAAACAATGTGGACAAGTTATTTTTATTTCTGCCATTTTATCCCTTTTTTAATGTTGGTAGTTTTAACTTTTTTGGTTCTTTTTTTAGAGTTGGTAATTTAAGTTCAACTTGCTTTGGTATATCACCCATTACACTTTCAATTATGTCAATCAATTTAGTTTTCATAGATTCAAATGAAAAGTTCTCACGATTAACAATCATTTGCTTTTTACCACGAATTTTATATTTATTGTAGTTTTTGAAAACATCTGACATCAATGCACTTGCTATTGAATATTTTACTGTGGACCATTGTGAGTCTGGTGTAACATATTCCGTTGGAAATGCACTTGGTGATACCCTTGTCATAACGTGTGGAATTTCTATCGTGTATTCTCTATCCAAGAAGTCTGCTTGACCTGTTGAGATTGGTGCTATGATTGGTTTACCACTAAATGATGCTTCTAACAATGGTCTACCGAATCCCTCTCCGTGAGTAAATGTTAAATGTGCTTTCACTTTCGGGTGATTGTACATTTCGTTCATTTCTTCGTCGGTTAAATCTCCGTGAATTAAATAAATGTTTGGAAGTTTCTTTGCTTTTACGGTATCTTTGATTTGTTGTATTTTCTTTTTCATTTCAACTCTATCCATAACTGAAAAACTTGCTCCACTTGTTTTCATAATCAACGCTGGTGGGTTTTTCATATCTTTAAAAGATAACAAGAAAGTTTTAATCATCATACCGATATCTTTTCTGTCTTCACCAAGATTACCTTGCAACCAATGACCTACAAACAAGAAACAAAAGTCTTCATTGATTTTAGAAAATTCACTTTTCATTCTGTCTGAAAACTGATTAGTTTCTTTATAAACATTGGCATCAGCTCCCTCAAATAATACTTCACTTGGTCTTTCTAATCTGACTTCTCCCACTTTTTGTTTTGTGTTTTTATCAAGTTTATCAAACTTAATGTTTTTGAAACCAGTTTTAGAAAATTCTGATGTGAATACAACCTTATCCATACGATTACAACCCTCTACCCACTCTGCTGGTGGAACCGTGTGTTCTATACCTGCCGTCATACCGATATTTTTCTTTCCAAATTGTTTAAACTCATTTGGTATTACGATATGTAAATGTACTTCTGGTTGTTTTGGTAATTGTGGTTGTCTTAAAATTCTTTTTTCTATTTCTTTATGGTTCGGGTCATTTGAATCCAAAGCGTTTAGTGGTGTTGAACCCCAAGGAACTGATTGAATAGCGATATCATATTTATCACTTTCAATAAGTGCTCTACAAATATCTCTTGCGTGGTTTCCGTATCCACTTCTCGTTGCAACTGGTGCAGTTACTAATATTAATGGTCTTATCATACTTTGTATACCTCGTATCTTTCTTTTGGTTCAAACTTTTCAAGTGCCGTATTCATATGGTCTGTAAATAATTGACACATTGCTCTTGCACTCATCATTGCGTCATCACTACAAACAAACTCGTGTCCTTTAAATCCACACTCATCTCTTTCTTCTTTTGACATATCATACCACTCTCTAATTCTTTCCCCTGCTTCAATCCAATCACATCTATCATCAAAAATATATGGTGTTGGTGGTGAACCTTGTAATGAACGACTCTTAGGCCATACTGGTTTTACCCACTCGCCGTAAGTTAAGTCTTCATTGTGTTCCCATTTTCTCCAATCGTGTAGTGAGTGAATTTCTGAATAATCTTGGTAAGTCAGTAATTTATCTTTCAATCTAAATCCACATTGGTCTTGTAAACCACCCGTAACATTAACAATAATTGGGGTTCCACTCATTAAACTTTCACAAGTTCCTAATCCAAATCCCTCGTTGGATGCCAAGTTAATTGTTACGTCTGCTATGTTGTATAAATAATTTAGATGTTTACTTTCTAATTTATTTGTTGAAAATATAATGTTCAAATCAGGACATAGTTCTTGAACTACTGCGGGTAAGTCTGTTCCGTTTTGGTCTACTGGTTGTGTATGTAGAACAAAAGCTACATGCTTTCTTTCCTCCTCTGGAAGACCATATGCAAACTCTCTAAATGCCATAATCGTATCTGATGTTAGTTTTCTTCTAATGTTTCTATTGTTGTAGAACATACAAAACTTAATATCATCACCACCAAAAAGTTCTGACTTCATTTTGTTCATTTCTAATAATTCTTTTTTATTTTTTATTGGATAGAATAATTTTTCATTTATTCCGTGTGGTATGTAAGTTGAATCCCAATCTGTTCTTGGTTTATTTTGACATACATTTTGCACTATATTGTGTGTTTGTTTTGAAATATTCATAATCAAATCACAACTTTCATAAAATGGTTCGTTCCACCTTGGATAAGGTAAGTCGTCCCAGATATTATAATAAAAAATTGGACAAACTTGTCTAATCTCGTGTTCCATTTGAAACAACCAAGTCCAGAATCTTGGGTCTGTATAAATCATAATAGCGTCTGGCTTTTCTTCTTTCATAATATATCTGAGCATTTTCTGGTCACCATAACCATTGACCGGATATATTTTTAAATTAGCATCCTCAACACCAGTTTCTTTTCTAACTAAGTCGTTCATATCTACAAGCTTTCCAGCGTCTGGGTGTTTGATAGCTCCACCTACTTGGACCCAATCAAAGTCTTTCAATGTTCCCATAACGAACTCTCTTGTCATAGTTCCAACTCCACTTGACATACGCAAGTCATCTGAGAATATTACTATTTTCTTCTTTTTATTTTCTGTAACTTTATTTAATTTTGGTAAATTCATACAACCTCTTTAATATTTTGAACCACTTTTTTCTAAATTATCATATTCCAAAACTTTCTTTTGGAATTCCTCATCATATACAAATAAATCTAAACTACGATTAACCAGCTTTTGTAAAGAGAAATCATCACGAATGGATTTTTCTCTAAACTTACGATATAACTCGTCGATAACTTTTACTGATGTTAATTTTTCTTCTCTGTTTTTACTCATAATCGTCTAATATATACATATATATTTCTTACATATATAAATAGTCTGTTAATCTAAAATAACATACTTTTTATTTATTTTTTCACAATATTCTAATGCCGACCTTGTTCCGTTGGTAATCTCTCCGTCTTTACAAAATGCCACCACTTTATCAGAATACTTGACTAAATCTTTGTTTCGTTTGTGATAATAACCTACATTGTAGGGTTTTCCATAATTAAAAGCTTCCATTACACAATGCATATTATGTGGTAGATGTTGTGGTGGAAACTCACTATAAGGAACTTTGAACTCTAATGCAAATCTTTTTGCATATTTGTCTGCTCCGTCTTTGGCACCACCACTAACTATTTCCACATTAGGGTGTTCCATTTTTAATCGAAATATAAAATTCTGTATGTTTTTTTTATTAGTGTAGGTACGACTTCCGATAATCGCTATCTTCATTAGTCGTTTCGTTTTTGTTTTCTGGTTGGTTCTGGATTGAGTTCTTCTTTATTGATAAACTCGTATGTTTTTTTGAAGTGTTCTAATCCTTTTAGAATATCTCTTGGATTATCATATTCGTATGCAAATCTGTAATTTTGTAAATGCTTAGAGTTTTTTGGTCTAATATCAAAAGTAATAAAATGATTTTGGTCGTCGGTTAATTCTGGTATGATAATAATTTTTGTATTGAACTCTCCTGATGATTTCCAGTATTTGATAAATGGTTCAAGAGTTTTTAAATCAATCATTTCTGTTTCTCTATCATACCAAAAATATAATGGAAAAGAAACACCATACAAATAGTCTAATTGCTTTAATTTCATTAATTCTTGAAATACTTCTTGTTCAAAATCTGTTGCTAAAAAATCTGTTACTTTAATTCTTAAGCTTGGTTCTGTCATTATAAATCCTTACAACTTCTACACTTTTTGTGTTTTTCACATTTTTCATAGTTGTGTGCGATGATTTTACCTTTGTCATCATAACACTCATCTATAAACTCTTGTAACCTATTCATAACCTTATTGACACTTGGTTTTCCACTTGCTGGCGAGAACGCCTGAATTCTTTTCTGTGGATACATCATATTTTCATATAATCTTCTCTTTAATATTAAATATTCAACATCTATTTTATCTTCCGATATTTCTAATTGTTTTGCCATAAAGTGTTTGTACAATAACAACTGATTAGTTTTGTTCTTGTCGGCTTTCATATATTTGTTCCAACCCATTGTAGATGATTTGATATCAATTACTTTCATACGACCAGTTTTCTTGTCGTGTAGAACAACATCCATAAACCCAACAAATCTCATATTCTTTGGTAGTTTGTAATTCAAGTTCATCTCGATACCGACTAACTCAGTATCTTTCTTTTTGAAATGACTACCTTTTCGTTTTAAGAACTCATCAATGATTGCGAATCCGTCTTGTGTGAACTCTGACATTTCTTCTTTTGTAACTTCAAATCCGTCACCATATCTTTCTTTGGCTTCTTTGTATAATTCTTTCATACGATAAATCAGAATATCGTGTAATGGTAATTCATCTGCTTCTTTGATTGTTCGTTCGTAATAACATACTAAGTATGCTTGAATAGTTTCGTGGATGCTGCTACCGAAAAGGGTATATATGTTCCCTTTGAAAGTTTCTGCTTTATCTACATAATTTGCTTTCCAAGTGTAAGGACATTTGTCCCACATTGCGAACTGACTATAACTTATTTTGCCCATTTACCCCTCGCTACTACTTGTGCCATTACTCCGTAATTTGATACATCTGAAAAACTATCAGTTATGGGTTCGTTTTCTACACCTGGTGTATTTGTTTCTCTCATCAATAATGTTTTTAATCTTTCTGTTTTGTCCTGCATTCGAAACCAAATTCCTAACAATGATAATTTAATATCTTCTTTGGTTTTTAGAATTGTTCCTACTGCTATATTTTGTGGACCATAATCATATTGTTTTCTACAAAACAATTCATATTGGTCTCGTTGAATCTTTTTAAATTCTGATGTCATTTCAGGATATGTGTTTTCCATATATCCAACAACATCTGTTGGTTCTCTTTCAAAATCAAGAGCCGAATCTGGCAATCCCTTTGGTGTGTCTTTAATCATTATTTACTCCATATTTTTTTTAGTTGCTTTTCGTCTACACCATACTTTGATATAATTGAATATACGACATCTTTACCCATAATGTCAAGTGTTTTCTCAATATTTTGTGAACTTTCTTCAAAGTGTTCACATAATATATCCATAGCCCACTTTTCTATCTTGGATTTCTTTTTAGACTTGGTGTATTTTAAAAAGGTTCTACCCTTTGGTATCACATCTGTATAGAATTGATATACTGATTTAGGTTTTAGTTCCCAGTATTGTTGTATTTCATTCACTATTTCAATCCATTCTGGTTTCATTGATAAAAATCTATGCACCATATAATTAGACCAAGTCTTTTTAGATGACTCGTCTAAATCTTCCCAATAATTTGGTCGTTGATTGTTGGTAATTTCCTGTATGTGATTAAATAGCGTTTTTGTTTTCATTGTGAATAACCTTTTAGATATAAATAAATAGTTAGTATGAATCTGAAAATGTAAATTATTTAGTATTGGTTTGTCATTTCTGTTCTTGGAAATGAAATTTTGTGTCTTTTATAATCTATGCTATCTTGATATAGTTCATCAACCTCATTAGAGTATTTGTATTTACTGACATTATCTTTAATGTTGATTGTATTTCTTGCTACTAAATCTAAATTATCTGTATCATCAAACAATTGTTTATCAGTCTTACCAATTTTAAATCCATACTCAACATCAAGTTCAAAATCATCTCCATTAGATTTAAGTGAGAAATTACAATTGAAGTGTGAATCTTTTAAGTTGTATCCTTTATAATTGTCTCTGATGATAAAATTAATATTTGATTTATTAGATATATTTACCAATACCCAAGCAAATCCTTTAATCGCTTTTATAACTTCATTTTCAATCGTATCAACTATATTATTTTGTTCTGTTGATAATAAAAATTCATTTGTAAATATACTATCGTCCTTTTTCTCTTTCAATTCTACTTCAACCTCTTTGACTTGTAGTGAGTTCTCTCTAATTCTCGCTCTATAATATGGTGGTTTTCCACCCTTTTCTTTTGGTGTCGCATATGAAAAGTCATCTCCGATTAAATCCTCTCCCTCTTTGGTAAAATTAAATGTATTTAATAAGACCTCAATAAAGAATGCTCTCAAATGTCTAATCAATAATATATTTTTGTAATCATTTGAAGTCCAAGAATTTAGTATTGTTTTTTCTTTCGATACATCAAACTCATCTTTATAAACATCTAATGGTGTGTGGTCTAAAATGTCTGTTGATTGCATTAAATTTAATAATCCATTATTTCCAAAGTATTTATGATTATCATACAAGAATTTTAATTGTAACATAAAGTCCATATGATTTTCCTTTGGATAACCTGGAATCCAATTTGCGTTGTAGAATACATTACTCTCGTGAGCTGATTTTAGAAAATGACTAACATCATCAGAAGTTTGTCCTTTTTCCATTAGTGCTAATATTTTATTTACTCCGTTCTCAACACCAACATTCATATAATTTAATCCAACATCAACTGCTTTTGTCAACAATTCTCCGTCTAACTTCTTATGTGTTCTGAAATGTCCACCCCAATACATTTTTGGTATATTTCCATTATTTATTTCTTCTTGCAACTTATCTACAAATTTTTTAAAATTAGGCATTGACCCATTAATCAATGAATCAGTAAACCAAAAGTTATTAATACCAGTCTGTGCTTCTAATCCTTTCATTTCATCAACAATTTTTTCATTATTTTTGTATCTGTATAATCGTGTTTCACTACAAAATGTACATTTAAAAGTACAACCTCTTGAAGTTTGCATAGGTAATGTAACTTCTAAGTCAAATAGTTCTGCCAACTTTCTGTAATCATCAATAACACTTTCGTCCCAACTTGGTGTTTCTAATTCATTAAGATTTTGTGGTAATAATCCACCATTAAATACTGGTTTTCTACCACTACGACCTTTTTTTAACACCGTAGGAAAACTTGGTGATATTTTATCCCAACGATAAATACCTCTAATGTTTTCATAGTGTCCGTCTTCTAAATATTTATTTACCAAATCAGATATAATTCTTTCCCCGTCATTAGAACCACAAGCGATATCAACAAACTCTCTATAATTATCTTTCTCAACTAATCCACCACACTCCGAATACCAAGAGTAAGGACCACCATACCAAATTTGTATCTTTGGATTTTTTTGTTTTACATATCTCGCAATATAGTCTGTTGTAATAATGTTTGATGTGTAAGTGGTAAATGCCACAACATCATATGTTGATAGTTTTTCAATATACTCGTGCCATAGTTCTTTAAAATAAGGTAGAATTTCTGTTTGAAAATTTGTTTCTGAATTCCAAGGTTTATCATTACCCCAATCCCAAAACTTTTCTATGTTCTTTTCTTTTGTATAGATTGATGATAAGATATTTAAATCTATTTGGTCTACAACGACATCTTTATTGTTGATGTGTGATTTTAAACTACCTATTGCGAACGAAGGTGTTTGAACTGACCATTGTGGACAAATACATAACGCTAACCTCATACAAAACAATCTCCCAACATCCAAGTTATCAATGAATATCTTCTACCTTTTGTGATTGGTGTAACTCTATGTGATAAGAATGCAGGAAAGATTGTAATACTTCCTCGTGTTCTTGGTGCGGTGTAATTGTTTTTACCTGATTTATCCGTGATACCGAACTCTAAATTTCCACCCTCATATTTTGTTTCGTCTGATAATTGAACGATAGCGGTTAGTTTTCTTGTGGAAGTTTCTTTTGCTCCACAATCGGTATGCCATTTATATTTACCACCATTTTCATATCGTAATATCTTTACCTTTTCCATTTCTTGTATATTGTATTTCCAAATAGATAAGTTAGATAATTCAAATACCATTTTTAATTTGTTATTGAGTTTCTCATTATTGATTGTAACTTCTTTATTATCACGAACTTCTTTGTTCAATATGTTATCGTCGTAATTACCAGCGAGTTCTGATTCAGTCGGTTGTCCTGTTTCTAAATATCTCATCAGTTTTTGGCATTGACTTAATGATAGAAAGTCCTTTTTGTGAACTACAAATTTAAAGTTGTCGTTTTGTATCATACGAAAGTATCTCCTACACCCCAACATACACAAGAATATCTATTTCCTTCGGTTATTGGTGACACTCCGTGTCCTGCAAATGATGGGTGTATAATTAATTTACCAACCTCTTTTTCTATTTTTGTTCCGTCAAACAATGTAAATTCTCCACCCTCGTAATCTGTATTTAAAAATACGATACAAGTTAATTTGACTGAACTAAATCTTTTAATTGGGTGAAAGTCTGAGTGTTGGTTATACCAATCTCCAATATCGTATCTATGTGCTTGTAGTCTGTTGTCGTAAATCCCTTTGATATTATATTTGTAAATCATTTGGTCTGCCACTTGAATTGCAGTCCAGAACTTATCAAGATATTTTTGTTCTTCTGTTCTACTAATGTTTAACATACAAACTTCATCTTTCATAACTGGTTCATCTTGCCAAGTAGGATTTACTCCACCTGTGTAATGTCCTTGTTTTCTTTCAGATTGTTCATCAATATATTTGATAAAGAAATCACAATCCTCTTGTGTAAAGAAATTACTTTTTTCAACTACCCATTTGAAGTTTTGGTTTAACTTCAAACTATCCATATCTATTGGTTTATACATTTTTATCCTATTTGAAGTGGTCTCCGATAAATAATTCTTGAATTACATATCGTTTACCTTTACTGATTGGAACAACATTATGACATAGAAATGCCGGAAAGAAAGTTAATGAACCTTTTAGTTTGTTCATTGAATACCATTCTTTAGTGTCTTTTTCTTGGATACCGAATTGAACATCTCCACCCTCATATTCACTTGGGTCTGTTAATTGAAGTATTCCTACTAATTTTCTTACTGAACAAGTTCCCGCATTAAAGTCTGTGTGCCAACCATAAAATCCACCTTTTGTGTATTCTATTAATTTTAATTCATTATCACACCCGTCAATATCAAAATGAAATACTTTATCATTTACGATATTGGCCATTTGAAACATTTTGTCCTGTAACCATTTCCAATCTTTGTTTGGTTTGTCTGGTCTGAACTGGTTTTCTTCTTGTTCACATAAATACCACTCATTAGTTTTTCTAATTTCTGGTATGACTGCATTTTTTCCTTGTTCATCTCCAACACAACCAATGACATCTTGTTCTGATTCCATAATGTCTTTTAGTAATTCATCACATTTTTCTGATGATAAAAAGTTTGGAATTTGAACTGAATATAAAAAGTCGTTATTCTGTTTCTGACTCATCTGATACTAAAACCCTATTCGCAAAGTAATTCTTGCCGTTATTTGTGTTGTCTATATTATAAGTGATTTCGTGTAGGTCAAGTTTTTCAACACTAACCACTTTAATTTTGTTTAATTCATCTGTTAAAACTTCATCACCAATTTCTAATGGTCTGTAATCTGAATCTATGTGTGAATCACTTGCGATAAAAAATGGGTGGTCATCTGTTGCTTTAATTTCTGTATTATCACTAAATTTATATTTAACTAAATTATCGTGTCTAATTTTTGTAATCTCTCCCACGATTGAATTTTGTAATTTACCAGTTTCCACATCATAAGTTTTTATTTCTGTTCCTGGTCTAATCTTTTGTATGTTTTCATAAGTTCCGTCTGTTAATGTAATCATAGTATCACCTGTAAAACATTTACCTGGTGGAATATTATGGACCAATATGTCTGATGTAAAGTATGTATCAATGTCCTCTACATCTAATGAATAAAATGTTTCTTCTTGTGCGACTTCTGTTTTTGATGTAATCTCAACCTCGTTTCCGTCCTTATCAAAAAGATAATCTCCAACTGAAATATTTGTAGGTTTTACCCAACTCCAAGTATCACTTTGTTTTACAAAGTATCTCGCACCTTTCATCATAGATTGTTTCATAACCGGAACTTTTATACTACCATTAAGTAAATAGTATCCGTAATAGTCCTCTTGATAAGTTCTCACAACAACTGAACCTGAAGCGACTGAACCACTCAAATCTGTCGTGGAATAACTTAACCAATCCTCAAAGAAAAATTCATCTGGCATACCAACTGGTAGATAAGATTTTACAACATCACCTACTTGGACATCTTGAACTTGTTTTTGAGAGTCATCAAACATTCTAATATTACTACCACTTGGTGTTGAATATAATAGAGCGTTCTGCATATGATACCTGTCTCCACTCAATACGAACTTAGGAGCCATTGAAACATCTAACTTATCTTTTTTCTTAATTAGTATTTGTCTATCTGGTGTCATTAAATATTCATACTTCGGTGATTTCAAATATCCTTGTGTTCCTACGGTTGAACCACTCGGAACAATGTAAGTTTCAATTAATGAACCACTACTGACTGCATTTTGGTAAGTAGGATTTTCTGCAACATACTTATGAAACAATATACTATCATCATAAGAAGTTCCGTCATCATCTGGATTTTTAATTACAAAATCTGGGTGATATACATTTGTGTCTGAAAAAGAACCTGTATTGAATATTGGAATTAAACTTGAACTTACTGGTGAATTTGAAAGTATAGTTCTAAATGGTGTTTTATTAAACGAACCACTAACTATTTCTAATAAATTATCATCACTAAACCAAGGTGTTTGCATCCACAAATGGAACTTATCTAAATGGTCTGTATTTCCTCTTTGTGAAAAGTATGTTAGTGAAGTATTTTCAGCGTACTCAAAATTTACTGAAATATTGTGTCTTGCGAAACTTGCACTAATTATTGGTTCTTGAAATGATGAAGGGTTTTGTTTTACAATATCATCTTGACCATAAATATAAGCAGTTGTACAACCTTTTTCGTTTGCATAGTCTGCTATCATATTAAAAGAAGCCGTTTGTTCATTATAAGAACCATACATACCACAAGCAGTGTTCATCTCATTTAAATAAACATTGTCTGTGCTTTCCTCTTTGATATAATCAACTCCTGCAAAGATTGCGGTATTAGTATTTGCTGGCCAACCTCCGGCACTTCCCGTAATATAATTTAAATAACTTTCTATTGTTGTTTGTACTGACATAATTTTCTCCT